CAGTACTGAAGAAGATACTGATGATTTTCTCTATGATGGCGAAGTTTATGCGTTTCCTGTTGGAGATGAACTTTCATCAGAAGACTTCTTTGTTGTAAAATTGGAGCGATTAGATAATTCTGAGAATCTGTTCACATTCCCAGATGACTTTAATCAACAAGAGGTCGTTGTGTTTTCGGGTCCAGAGGCAAAGCGTAGGATAATTCCAAAATATTACAATAGGGAGGCTTATGATTTTGATAAACAAGAAAGAACTGTACGTTCTTCTAGCAATACAAAAGATTGGTATGAGGCTTTGAAAAATGAGGATGTCATGATGGGCAAACATTGGAAAGATGTATGTAAGGCGTTTGACATTTGTAGCCGATATAATTTGCCTTTCCCAACGTATAATGGATTAAAGCCAATAGGACGCAACTCCAGATTGTTGGCAATGTTTGTCATTGCCATGTGGCTTAACGAGTACAAGGTTGTCTTGTCACAAGATATTGATAGGTTTGAGCAAGAGATGGTTGTTGCAATTCATTGGATTCCTGCCAAGATTTGGGAGGAATGTATTGAGGAATTTATGGCAAGTGTTCCCGAAGTATTGCAGCCTATGATGTTTAGGAAAATGCAGTCTTTGGTGGAGCTGTTGCAAGAATTGTTTAATTCTACAATGTCAACGGATATAGCACAAACTTTTGCAGCTTTCCTTGTTTCTGGTAATGTTGATGCAGGAAGGGCATTTAATATAGCAGACATTAATGCTTATTGTGCAAAAATACATGGTTTGTCAGATACGAATAAAGACTTGCCGATTGCCAAATTCTCGTTGAGCAATGCTTATTACAATGAAGGACAAAGGTTATTGCCTTCGTACAGGGTTATGTTAGAGGCTGCTATGTGCGCTGCCGAAAATACATGCCTTCAAGAAAATTGTATAGACTTGTTCGCTTGGGAAAACAGGGAGTTTGCTCGTATTGTCAATTTCTACAGAAAGTATTTCAAAGAGACATACAGCGACATTTTCTTCAAAACGGTTAAATATATTAAGACATTAGATAGATAAGATATGAACTACGCAGATTTCTATACATCCGCAGAAAAGGTGCTTATAGACTCCTTGGTGTCTCTCTGGCTCAGAGGTAAAGCCAAGGAAGTGGCATATATGCGCCATATTTTATCAAAGGAAGAACCTTTGATGGCGGAACCTGTGTTTCAATCTATATTTCCTTGGGAAAATAGCAAGGAAACATTTGGTGAGCATGCAACAAAATTGCATATACTATCCCCTTCTTTCGTGGAGGCTTTGGGGAGTGACAAGGTTGATGAGGAAATGAGATTTCCTATGAGTCGTTGCCCTTATAAGCATCAGACAAAGAGTTGGAAGACAATGTTGTCTGGTGAGGGTAAAACGATTGTCGTTACCTCTGGTACTGGTTCAGGAAAGACGGAGTGTTTTATGATACCTGTTCTTCAAGATATAGCAAACAGAAAAGAGAAGAATTGTGTTCAGGCTATCTTTCTCTATCCTCTCAATGCCTTGATGAAAAGCCAACAAAAGCGTATTCATGCCTGGTGTAATGCACTTCCCAACAAAGTCACTTATGCCATTTATAATGGTGACACTGAAAAGAGCAAAAGAACAGAGAGTTTTACTTCTAAGTTCTTCCCTCAATTGGTAACTCGTCCACAAATTCGTGAGACCCCTCCACAGGTGTTGTTTACGAATCCGACGATGCTAAACTACATGTTGGTACGTGCTGAGGATAAAGCCATTTTGGAAAAGTCACAAGGCAAACTGAAATGGATCTTGCTTGATGAAGCCCATACCTATACGGGGTCTTCTGCTGCGGAATTGTCGTTGCAGTTGCGCCGTGTTCTTGATGCTTTTGGGGTAACTATTGATCAGGTTAACTTTGCCGTAACATCTGCAACAATAGGTGATGAGGACAATCCTGCTGCTGAACAAAAATTGAAGACGTTTGTCTCACAATTAACAGGTAAGCCTGCTGATAGTATCGTGGTGATTGGTGGAAAACGAATCGTTCCAGAAATGGATGCAGCCAAAGCAACAGTGGCAATAGAAAGCATAAATGCTAAATATGGGACAAAGATTTCTCTTGCAGATATTGAGAGACTTCGCAAAAAGCTGAATGCCAATCCTGTGCTTTCTACCAAGCAGATTGCAAAGCAATTGGATAGTGTTATAAGTAAAGACACTGTAAAATCACTTGAAGTAATAAATGCTTTGAGCGACAAAGTCGATGGATTGAATAAAGCTGATGGTGGAAAGGCGGCATTGTTACCTTCTAGAATCCACTATTTTATACGTTCAATTAATGGCGTGTATGCTTGTGTGAATCCAGAGTGCAGCCGACATAAGAAGATTAGATTGGGGATAGGCAGCTTAACTACCTATCAGAACACTAATTGTCCTGTTTGTAAATCCAAAATGTTGGAGGTCGCAACCTGTCCTTCATGTGGTGGTTTGATTGTCGTAGGAGAAAACAGCACATCGGAAGGATTCCGAATGCATGTAAATACAGTGGATTTGGATAATGGTGTGTTCTTTGATACGGATGAGGATCTTATAACAAGCGAAGATCTTAGTGTTGATGACGGTAGGGTAAGACAAGAAGCTGCAGGATATACGCCTTTCTATTTCGCAAAACCTTCTAAGCCTTGTTTGCGTCATCATACTCATGTGGAAAAGCATGTCTTTAATCATGAGAAAAACAAGATAGAAATTGCTCCAGATGATGCAGATAAGGCAACTGTATTTGAGTCTTTGCGTCATTCGGAAAACAACAAGGACTTATGCCCTTATTGTGGCAATTCTTTAGGTCACGTTAATTATTTACGAGCAAGTGCGACCCAGATGGGGCGTGCCTTGGCCACAACTATCTTGGATAATGCGGAAGAGGTAAAGAGTACTGATTCTGAAATTCTGTACAAAGGCAAAAAGTATATAACTTTTACCGATAACAGACAAGGTTCTGCTCGCACAGCTATGGGATTAAATCAAGATGTGGAACGTGCTTGGATTCGTGCCAGCATTTTTCATAAAATGGCTGATATGAGACTTGAAAGAATTGAACCTTCTGGTTTAACGGATGAAGAAAAGCAGACATATCAATATTTGAGTACACAGCCAAAGGAAGCTTTGCCTCCTTTCCTTCTTACAGAACTGAAACGTCTTGAAGCTAAAAAAAGTGGAAAGCAAGTTGTTCCTGCTCCACCAGAAGTGTCGTTTGATGAGATTAGTACAGCATTGGAAAATAATACTGATTTCAGAAAGCTTTATAAACATATCAATGAGGCACGTGGAGGCAAAGGGGCAGAGAACACGACGGTTTATCTCAGGGCGTTGTTGATAGATCAATTCGGTTGGATTCCGAAACGAGCAAATTCTATGGAGACTATGGGATTTGTACGATTGGTATATCCTGACTTGAAAAAGGCAAAGTGTCCGGAAGCTCTTTTGGCAAAGGGCTGTAAAGATGAAGATTGGCAAGACTTTTTGAAAATCTGTATTGACTATGTTATTCGTGGTGGCAGACATTATATGATGGCAGGAGATGTCAAGCCTTATTTGACTCAGAATATCTATATGTCGGAAATCTACCCAAAGGATTCTGATAAGCGTGTAAATGGGAAGCCAGTGAGTAAATGGCCTGTAGTGAGACAGAGACTGGATGGAACGGTACAAGATGACCAAAATAGATTGGTGCTTCTTCTTTGTGCTGTTTTAGGTTACAATGACGCAGAGCAGATTGATGATGGTAAGGTTGCCATTATCAACAACCTCTTGGATAAAGCTTGGGGATTTCTGACATCAAACATACTTGACCCTGTAAATACCGAGGACAGAGGATATATGTTGGATTTGATAGGGAAAAAGGTAAAATTGCAATTGATGGAAAAGGGTTACCTTTGTCCTGTTGACAATGTCGTTGTGGATGTAACTTTCAAAGGATATAGTCCACGTATTAATGGATATATAGGAAAGGAAAACTTTGATAGATTCAAGGTGGCAGCGACCTTTAAATACCCATATTTCCCTTTCAAGTCGACAGAGTTGGATGACAAGAAAATTGCTGCATGGATTGACGAAAATTTATCTTCCCAGAAAGAGTATGGTGTTTATACAGGGTTGCACGAGAGGGTTTATGCCCAGAAACCAATCTTTATTTCTGCGGAGCATTCTGCCCAGCAATCTCGTGAAGATTTGGATAAATATGAAAAGGAGTTCAATGAGGGACATCTAAATGTGTTGTCATGCTCTACAACTATGGAAATGGGTGTGGATATTGGTGGTATCAGTGAGGTGGTCATGAACAACGTGCCACCAAAATCCGCTAATTATCTGCAACGTGCAGGTCGTGCAGGTCGTAGAAGTGAGTCAAAAGCTTTGGCTCTGACTTTTTGCGCCCCTAACCCGATTGGCGCAAACACATGGAAGCATCCTGATTACCCAATTACGCATTTGACGGAAACTCCTTTGTTAAAGTTGGAAAGTCGTCAGTTGATTCAACGTCATGTAAATGCTATGGTGTTTGCAGATTTCGTATCTATACAGGGTGGAATACGAGTTACAGCCAAATTGGAGGATTTCTTTGTCGCAAATGACGGATTGTGCTATTTCGACAAGTTCCTGAATCATATTGATAGCATTATTGGCTGTAATAGAACAGACCTTGATGCGTCATATAAGGCCTTAGTAAGGGGAACAGCCTTGGACAACATTCCATTGAGTGATGCTGTTTTCACAACTAAAAAAGATATTACGGCAGTTCGAGGATTGTACCAAGCATGTATAGATAGTTTGGATAAAACGATAAAATTGTTGGAAGAAGAGGACGGAAATAGTGCAGCATTAAGATCTGTACAGTATCAAAAAGACAATTTCCTTTCAACTTCTCTTCTGACCTATATGGCAGAACATTCGTTCTTGCCAAGTGCTGGCATTCCTACAGGTTTAGTGCAATGCGTGTTGGGCAAAAATAATGAAGAGAACTCTCCGACTATGCATTTAAGTCAAGCCATTTCTGCCTATGCTCCTGGTAAGCAAGTCGTAAAGAATGAATGGATATATCAACCTGCTGGAATTTTGATGAAGACGAAGTATGATGATAATACAACAAGATACGTGCTGCAAAATTGTACGCATTGTGGTTATACCGTTATACGACAGGGTAATGTCCTGAACGATTGTCCTAAATGCGGCAAGGAAAACTCAATGCATGGAATTAAGGACATGAGCATTTCGACTGAGCAACGTTTTACGGAAGTGGTTGAGCCTGTAGCTTTCAGCGTAGCATTTGGTTCAAAGCCAACTCGAAAAATGAATGCACAGGGAGAGATGAGTTTTGTTCAGCCTGTACTGTTGAAGATGGATCCGTGGCAAGAAAAAACTTCTGCTGCAAAAATGGTTGTGCGTTGCTCTACAAACGAGTCCGAAATATTGTTTTTTAATAGAGGAAAAAGCACCTATGGTTTTGCTTTTTGTCCTTATTGCGGAAGAATGGAGTATGAGCAAAGTCCAGATTACTCAGAAAATGTTCTTGCTGGTCATAAGCATTTATCTACTGGCCTTCCATGTCCAGGAGGTGAAGCAAATGGTAGAAATATTAGAAGACACGTTCTGCTTGTTGGACGTTATCAAACAGATTTCGTAGAAGTTAAATTCTATGATGCTGCTAATGTCTTGGTAAGAGATAGTGAAACGCTATATTCATTGGGTGTCATATTGAGTAGAAAACTTACAGAATTGCTGGGAGTTAATGATGGTGAGATAGACTTTGGTTATAATGAGGCCAGTCACTCTATCTTCATTTATGATACAGCTCTCGGTGGAGCTGGCTATTCTCCACTTTTCCGTGAATATAAAGACAAGGTGTTGGAAAAAGCTTATGAAGCATTGGCGAAGTGTGATTGTGAGCGTTCTTGCACCAAGTGCTTGATTGACCGTAGATCTCAGTGGTATATCAATTACTTAAATCGTCAAAAGGCTTTGAAGTGGTTGGAAATGGAGCGCAATTCAAGAGTTGCCCCAAAGTCAATTGTGTCTGAAATTCATGATGCCTCCGCAGTAACAACGGATTTTTCGACAGAATTCTATCAACTTACTCGCAATGATAACGTGAAGTCATTGAAAGTATTTGTGGATAATGATTATGACAATTGGCAACTTGATGATTTCCCTTATAGTAAGTTATTGGGTGAACTCTCTTTGTCTGGGGTTGATGTGGCTTATGTTTGGAATAAGAGCATACGAATATCATCATGTTCAGCTTCTTCAAAAGCTATTTTGATGGCTGCATTGTTCAAAAATAAATTCGAGTATGTAAAGGTTGGATTAAGGGATTCTTTGAAACCATTACTTGCCGTGACATTTAGTGATGGAACGAAGAAAATGTATTTTGGCGAAAATGTTGACACCTCTTTGACAGCTAAGTGGGGAGATGGAGATGTGTTCTCTTCTTTAAGTAACATTCTGATGGAATATGTTCCTATTAATCCGTCCGATGTTTTGTCTGAAATGAATGCAGATGATGGTTCTATCATGTTTGATGCTCGTATTCTGGAAGATTGCAATGTTGGCAATTTATGTGCAAAGTTGATGAAATGCAAATCAGAGAAGTGGGAGCGAATAATTTCTGGTATGAATGGGAAAAATGTCAGCTTGACCTATTCAGACCGTTACTTGGTCACTCCATTGGGTTGCATTCTTTTGGCGCATTTCATTGCGGATGTTCAGCAAAAACTGAATGTGAATATTGCATCATTGAATATCATTGTAAAAAAGCCAAATGGAGATTCTTATGGCAGTCATGGTGTTCGTTTGGAAAGAGAATACGGAGACAATATGGCAAGAAATAGTTTCTTGGAGGATGTTGTCAGAGAATTGACTGGTATAACTCCTACGATTGTGGATCACGGCTATATAGAGCATGAGCGTTGTATGTCCATAAAATCAGCAGATGTCGAACTCTGCATTCGTCCTGACGCTGGTATAGCCCATGGATGGAGTTTGTTTGGTGGAAGCAACTCTGACTGTACGGACGATGACTTTAGGTTCGATTGGGATATGGATCTTCCATTGTATAATAAAAAGCAATATTATTCGGGAATATTATATACAATTTCGTATAATAAGCTGTAAATAACTATCATATACAATAAGCAAATACAAAATACTTAATCTCTTCATAAAAGGCTCCCTTTGCATTTTTAATCTACATGAGTTAACTTGTATGGAGCTTGTTAAAATAGAAATATTATATACATGAACATCAAGATACAAAACCTTCTTTCCCAAGGTGAGCGTGTAACGCTTGAATGCAAGAAAGCGCAGCGTAGTGTTCCCAATTCTCTTTGGGACACTTACTCCGCTTTTGCAAACACTTATGGCGGCACTATTCTTCTTGGAGTGTATGAGAACATGACAGAGAATGACCCTGCCAAACGATTTGAAATCATTGGCGTGGAAGATGCTGACAAGATACGCAAGGATTTGTGGAATATGGTAAACAGCAAGGAAAAAGTGAACATCAACTTGCTACGTGATGAAGACATACAAACTATTGATGTTGACGGCAAAAATGTGATTATAATCAATGTTCCTAGGGCTACATACACAGAACGCCCAGTTTACATCAACAACAATCTAACAAAGGGTACGTTCAAGCGTAACCATGAAGGCGACTATCATTGCACGGAGCAAGAACTGAAGATGATGCTCCGTGATGCCAATGAAGCTGGCAACGATGGAATGCTCTTGGAATACTACACGATGAACGATGTTGACGTTCCAACATTGGAGCGTTACCGCAAGATGTTCCAGACTCTTCATCCAGAACATCAATGGAACTCTTATGACGATAAGGAATTCTTGATGAACTTTGGAGGATATGCCAAAGACAGAAGAACAGGAGAAGAAGGATTGACCATGGCTGGACTCCTAATGTTTGGTAAGGGACTGCCAGTGCGTGAGCGCTTTGACAACTTACGTATGGACTATATCGACAAGTCGAACCTTATAGGAGACCAACGTTATAGTGACCGACTGACATACGATGGAACTTGGGAGAACAACCTGTTCAACTTTATCCGTATGGTTATTCCAAAGCTGACACGTGATTTGCCACGACCTTTCAGCATGGATGGCGTGATACGTACAGACGATACTTTACAGGCCAAAGCCATTCGTGAGGCTGTCACCAACATGATTATCCATTCCGATTTCATGCTTAACGGAATATTGAAAGTCGAGAAGTATGATGATTGCTTTGTGTTGACAAATCCTGGACTGCTAAAGCTCCCAATAGAACAAATTTACAGAGGTGGAGAGTCAAAAGCTCGTAACCAACGTATGCAGAATATGTTTCGCATGATTGGCTATGGCGAGAACCTCGGTTCTGGCTTTCCACTTATCCTGAATGCATGGAACGAGAAGCACTGGCTGAAGCCAGAGTTGCTGGAGCAACCTGATCTGATGCAAGTAAAATTGACTCTGCATATTCTAAATGAGCCGATAAATGAGCCGATAAATGAACCGATAAATGAGCCGATAAATGAGGCCATAACGGAGCGCCAGAAAGCAATTCTTTCTTTGATTCTGCAAAAGCCATTATCTAATAGAGACGAATTGGCAGAAAAAACTGGGTTGTCATTGGCAACCATTAAGCGTGAAATAACAATCCTTCGTAAAAATGGATATATAGATAGAGACGGAAGTAACAAGAATGGCCAATGGCTAATACTAAAAAGGTTCTAACAAAAGAGGTGGTTCCATATCAAATGGTACCACCTCAGTCTTTACGCATCATTTGGATTTTGATTTATAGCTATTGTTGGCATCCTAAATATTCATTAAAGAATCCAATTCCAAATAATTCTTCTTGGCTTTTTCGTCCTTAATGACATACTGATAGAACACACGATTGAGCCTGTCACGTTTCATAACACGTTCTTGATACAAACATGAAAAGAGAACACATGCGGAAAGTCCTAGTATTATCAAGTACCATTGCAACATGCCCCATTTGTCGGTGCTCGCCTTGAAACGCTGCCACTTGTATAGCCACCATGTTTTCAAAGTTGGAGGTGGGGGTGGTTTCGGATTGGTAATGGCTTGTAGAGCATTACCCCAAATCTTTAATATAGTATGGGTGGTCTCTACTGGTTCGTCTTTATCAAGAATCTTCAACCCGATGAAGCGTATGGTGCGTTGTATCTCAGGAGGGTATTCAGATGCCCATTCCTTCATTTGGGCTATGGTGTTGATGCCTTGAATCGTGCGTTTATGGAAATACTCTTTCCGATTTTTATCTTCTTTATCATCAAGTTGTTTCCATCGCTTTTGTAACTCAGCAGCGTACATACCAATGAATCGGTCACCCATAAGTTTGATTCTTTCATCAGATAGGATAGAGCTACATAGTCCTTCATTGTTGAAATAGCTTTCAAGTCCTTGACGGACTATTTCTTTCAAGAGGTTTTCGGGGATATAAAGAGTAGAACTCTCGGACTCTATCTTTTCACTTTCATTCGATACTTGTTGAGACAGCAGAGCCTCAATGTTGGCAAGCTTTGTGTTGTATGTCTCAACACTTTCCTTGATTACAGACAATTCATCAAGGATGTCTTCAAGTTGGTCGTTTTGTTTGCTCATATGTATGATGGTTATAAGTATTAGCGTCTACCTTTTCTATAAAAATTAGAGTTGCTGTGATACTTTCTTTTGTATTTATCATCATCTCCCCATCCGATTTTTGATGCTGAACTTTCGCCACCGCCAGCGGATATAGCAGATTGATATGGAGGAAATAACATGGTTCCAAGAGCTGTAAGTCCTACATGGAGTATTCCATTACCAACATCAGAAATTTCATCAACCGTTTGGGATAAGTCTTCTATTAGTTCATGAGCAAGTGGCTGATTATCGCCTTTCATATCTAGAGCCTCATTCATCTTAGTCTTGGCTTGAAATGGGAACTGGCTGTCAAAGTTTGGAAATATGTCATCAATGCGACTAACCTCAAAGCCATTGTGTGTGTCATACCATTCTTGACGTGCATCCTCATACATGGATCTCGCCTGTTCATGAACGATAGCCACGGGATTGCCAAGTCGCTCACAGATATGGGACAACGTGAGTGAAACATCCAGTTGTTTGCCACTAAAGGAAATGTCATGTCTCATTCTGTTGCCGACTTTGTCTTTATCGATGGTGAATGAAATGCCCTCAATACCATTGGTTGTGGTGTTGTAGCGAAAACGTAGGCTGATACCAAGTTTTGCCAACTCGTTCTCAAAGTCTTTCCAGTTGCCAGACACCTGCAAAGACTCCTTCACTGCATGCATCATCTGATAGCGGATGGCATCCATGGTGCGAAGGCGTTGACCTTTGACCGCTTCCTTTCCACTTGCGATATACAATCCGAACTTTTTAGTAAGGTCTTTGCACACCTTTACATTTTTGTCTTTCTCATGCGAATCCTTTGTACACTTGCCCTTGAAGTTGACACGATTCATTATCACGTGAACATGAGGATGCTCCTTATCGTAATGACGAAATGCAACAAACTGGTTATCATCATATCCCATTCTTTGCAGATAATCATTGACCAATTGTCCCAATATGGCGTTGTTAATGCGTGGTGCATCATGTGGAGAAAAGGCAAGGACGAAGTGAGCAACAGGTTTCTTTGTTCTGCAGCTCAATCCAGCATGCATCACGAAACTATCCGTTATGGTTTGATTGTTCGTCAAGTTGATGCCATCACTTGCTGCTACCAATGTGGCATTCTTTCGTGAATCGTTGACATAGTTGACGAGACCACCAAAAGAAGAGCCATGAAGTATTTTACCGTACATATTGAATTCGATTTGACATTTAACCATTAAAGGAGGTATCTTCAACTTCCTTTTCTGCGATTTTCAAGCGAGCTTGATGCAAAATGGCATTGACACCATTCAAGGCTTCATTGGCTTTGTCTGCAATGCTATTGAAGCCATGTTGATGGGCAAGCTTTGCCAATGTGTTTATATTTGTACCGAGGTTGTTCAAGTCACGAATTTCTTTCATGAGGGACTTAGTAACAGGTTGCCTCACTATCGAATGAAGTGCACCCTCACGAATGTATGTACTGATGGGCATCTCTCCTGCTTTGCGCTTAATACGGATGAACTGTTTCTTTGTGAAACGTACTGGTATGGGTGTCCCATATTTTTCGTCTTCGGAAAGGGGCTTGCGACCTCCTATGTTATTGATTACATGTTTTGCCATTGTTCCTTATTTTGCTATTATTTTTGTTTGTTTCGGGTAGTAAGTTGTTCAATAGCTATTGTCTGTGTAAATCCGGCAAAACGAAATGTGCTCGATTTGAAAAACGAAACGTGCAAAAATCGGGAAAAACGAAACGTTCTAAAAATTTCGCACACACGACACTTTAAAACAACAAAAAGCAGTCCAAAACGGGCTGCTTTTATAGTTTTGAACGGTAAACAAACAGCGTTCAAATGATATTCAAATTATGCGGCATTAGACTTCACGAGCATCATATCTTTATAACCAGCATCAAAGTTCACATGCGCATTGAACTCGAAACGCTTACAACCTTCGAACGGATTGCCGAGCGTTTTATTCTTGCCTAACCATTCACAAAGCTCAATGATAGACGACTTATCTGATGTGAAATAAACAAATGGCTTTCCTTTGAGCACATTCAATACATCGAGATAGTCAGACAAATGCCAGTACATTTTGTATGTTCCAACCTCAGTTGATAAATAAGGAGGGTCAACTATAAACACCACATTCGGCTCGTCTTTATATTTTTCATATAGTTCACGATAGTCGCACGATTCAATCGTCAAGTCTTCCAGATAGTCCTCACTTGTCGGGTAGTCGTTCTTTCGGATATTGTTGTACAATGTCTGCTTCTCCATATCCTCGATGCTCAGTTCGTATTTCATCGAGAACATCACCGATGCCGAGATGGTTATAAAATCAATATAGCCCACCGTTTGCTCCTCATGCCTCAAACGTTCAAACATCTTCTCACGCATCACACCATCTATCCGCTTGTGCTTTGGCGTATTGCCTACAATCGCTCGCAAATCAGCGAGCAGCGCATTTGTCTGAGGTATATGTGCCAATCGCTCGCGGTAGTTGTCGTAATCGTTATATACCACAGTTGCCTCTGGACGCAAATGCTTCGTTATATGGGACAGCAAACCGCTGCCACCGAACAAATCCACAAACACTGTTTTGTCGTTGAACTGGGGCAGAATCTTGATATACTCCTTTGCAAACATGCGCTTCTGTCCGACAAAAGGCAGAGGTGCTGCCATGTGCATTTTCCCTCTCATACGTTCAGTTCAAATTTTATATTATCCTCACCAGCGAGAAGTCGTTCAGTGGGCTTTATGTTGTTTTCATAGATGTGTACATTCGCCAGGTTCAGCGTGATAGACTTTAGCGGCAAGTCTATCTGTCGAGCCATCAGATAAAGGTGGTAAATGTCTGAAGGCAGTCCGAGATTTGCATCGGAGCTGCGCTGATATGCCGATACAACCAATGCATCGTCCTCTATTTGAAACTGCACAAGGCTCAGGCACGGTGCCTGGTTGCTTTCTGCATCCGTTGCTCCGAGAAACAGTACATAGTTTTTGCTGTTGCGTTTCTCCTTGTTGATGCGCTCAATAAGTGGTGGCAGTTTCTCCATGTAGGTCGGGTAGCTGTTCACCAATGTCTGACCACAATAGTCCCACCACGAGATGCCTGCTTCACGGTATCGTTCCACGCTACGCTCACCCTGCATAAGAAGCTTCAGTTCTTCCTTCAGCTTCTTTCTCGCTATACCGTGGCTCTCGAATATGTCGAGCAGATCAGCCGGTGTGAGCGTCAGCTGCTCGTTGAGCAAGTATTTTATCTTGCCTTTTTTGTTCTGTTGGGTCTTGCCTTCAGCAAGCACCTTCCCCAATAATAAATAGTATTTGTTCATCGTATTTTACTTTCGATACGGCAAAGTTACCACGCTTCCGCATCAAAAAGTAACACCACGAGCAAATCACACTGCAAGCCTTTTGCAGCACGTTTTCAAAAGCCTTGCGCTTTACTTCCCCCGAGCACCTGAGCGCTACACTCTCGACCATATCGCTTGATGAGCGTGTACACCTTGCGCTCGCTCACATGATAGCGATCTGCAAGTGTCGCCACAATGTATGAGACCTTTTCGCCACCACCAAGCATCACCCGATAGTCGTTGTACAAGTCTATATATTCCACATCTTCGATGCGTATCCCTGCCTGTTGTAGCCTTTTTAACGGCTCGCGGTTAAAATTCAATATCTCAAATACTTTCATTTTCAACTAAATTATGTACCTTTGTATCGCCAATCATTTATAACAACAAAAAACCAGTACGGTGCAGCAGGAGGCATAGGCCCCCGGTTGCGCATCGTACTGGTGTGTTGTTAATAAATGATTGGCGTCTATATTAACAGGCCGGGGGCTTTTTTACATCCTCCCCCGAAGGGATTTTTAAGCGCTATACTTGCTCAAATCTATTGCATCTTTATTCTTCCAGCCATTTTCCAGCATCTCTTGTATATGCTTAACGGCTTTCGTATAGAAGTCTGCAAGTTCATCAAGCGTTTCAAACGTACGGTACACTGGACTTTCATCAGTGCCGAACTTAAATGTCACGGGCAGCGTTTTTCCGTCCGTCTGGACGGCCAAGTCGTACGCAGCCTTATAGTTGTACTGGTTCTCTTGCGAGAGCCACACAGGGGCTCCTTCATAGCTGAAGCCCGACAATATTGCTGCATCCGTTTGTTGGTTATACCATTTTCTCACGAGGTCTTTTATTTCCTCGTCAGTCGGCTTGTGGGTCAGTTCTGCCTCCATGTAGTCAGCAGTTCCGTCATCATGTTCTTGCACGTCCCAACGAACGCGCCACTTGTTTTTGATGGGGTTCACGCATTCAAGCAGTTTCACCTCCAAACTTCCTTGTGCTCTTTTCATCAACTAAAAACGTATTTGGTTCGACCTTTGCCGAACACTTCCGTCTTGATCGTTGTCTCAAATGGGAAGCCATCCGGCACTTCTTTAATCTGAGCGAGGATATTTTTCATTTCCTCACTGTTGGTAAAGAATTTCCTGGCTTCGCCGTTCATCTCGATCGATACGATGCAGCGGTCTTCACCCTGCTCCGTCTTGATGCCCGTCTCAAAGTCCTTCACGATGATAGGAATGTTTACCAACTCGCGGATACTTACTATTGTACCCGCGAAGCGCTTTTTGCCGTCTTCTGGCTTGTAAGCCACATTTAAGTCCTTAAAACTTTTCATTGTTTTGCCTGTTAATTTATTAAACAAATTGTTACAGTCGGCGTGCTTTGTCATCCCATAAAAGGATGCTGTCAGCTCTCGCCTTCTTTTTCTCGATTTTACCTCGCACATCTTTCTTGCGAACTTCTGCTTGATGCGTTTCCTTAAACGCACATTGTTTGGCCGTATCACATAGCCCAGAAAGTCTATTCCCTCAGCAGTCGGAAACACTCTCTCATTTGGCTTTACCACCAAATCAATTTTCTGCAGCTGTTCATGTATGATGTCACGAATCATCCATAGTTCCGCTTTCGTTTTACCGAGTTCCACGCCGTCATCACAATATCTGTAAAAATAACGTACGCCGTACTTGTCCTTCAGATAATGGTCTAAGAAAACAGACAATAACAGATTCCCCGACCCTTGCGAGCTGCGCAGCCCGAAACTGATGCCCTCAGGCAGAAGGTGCAGAAAGTGCTCCAGCAGTCCTAACAGCACCTCGTCCTTGAACACCCTGCGGTAACACCACATTACAAAATCCGGCTTCACGTTGTCATAGAACCGCCTCACGTCAAACTTATAGCAGTATGTCGTTCCCTCTGGGTCTGCATTCAGATCTCGTTGTATGCACTTCATCAAGTCGTGCGTGCCACGTCCCTTGATGCTCGCCCCCGTAGTTCGTATGAAACGTTTGTGCAGATGTGCGTCCACCACATTCATCACAGCATACACCGCTATGCGGTCTTTCATCGACAATATCTGCAGATGCCGTTCTTTACCGTATTCACAGATGATGCGCTCATGATAGCCACCGAGCTTGAACGTGCCGTTCTTCAGCTTTGCCGTCAGTTCAGCTATCACCTCGTCACGGTGCTCCAGCAGATAGCGACCTTGCCTGCACGTCTTTCGCTTCTTGCCCCGCAACACAGCGTCAAACGCCTCCGACATGTTGCCGTAGTCCGTCACCTCCTCCATGATGTAGCCTTCTCTGCGCATAGGGTTATCTGTTTCTCGTTTACGGAAGATAAGGGCCTTCCTTTCCCCGGGCCAAACTTCTTCGAACCGTTACCGGCCTACCAAACTCTATTGCCCGACACTTGATGTTTCAGCTTTCCGTCCTTTCATGGGCGCTGTTGCTGTGGCTCGTTTCCCTCGGCACCACATCGAGGAGCGCGTCCTCATCGTTGTACGCCGATATATTTTGATTTCCAGACGCGAGCCGACATTCGTATTCGCATTCGAAGCATCGTTATTCGCATTCGCATTCGACACACCGCCATTCGCATTCGCATTGTTGTACCCGCGATAGACCACACGGCCAATTAGGAAACTCTACCAAGATGCAAAGTTACTCATATTCCAGCCAACTCAAGCGATTATACTCAAAATCAGTTGCAAAGCGACAATATTTCAACGAAAAAAGCAGCACCACCAGGTTCCCTCGAATTTTCTAAATTTTTTCGACCGGCTTACGCCGGTGATGCCACGTCTTTCGTTTTGTCGCTTCGCTCCCGTTTTGCGCGCTCGCGTTACGCAGCCTCGCTCAACGCCTTATACGCAGCCACGCTCTGCGCCCTCACGAGTTTTCCGCGGAAGGCCAGACGCGAGCCGACATACGCATGCGCATTCGAAGCATCGTTATACGCACTCGCATCCGACACACCGCCATTCGCATCCGCAAAGTTGCACCCGCGATAGACCACACGGCCAGTGGCTGTGCTTATCCAATAATAATCCGAATAGTATGTACTCGACGAACCCTGCATAGCCCCGGCTGGTACAATAGCCATCAGCTTTCCATGCGCCACAGCCGTTATCCAGCCACTTGAAGTAGAACCCTTTATCATGACCGTGCTGCCGTCGGGCATCCAGATGCGCCACTTGCCCTCATTGCCGCTCGTGTTCGGCAAGTCCACACCGTCCATCATGTCATACTTGTGTCCGTAGATGTCCTCATAGCCCAGGCAGCAGATATTGTTCACCTGCGTCACCTTTGCAGCACCATACTCGTCCTTGTCCACATACCAGGCATATTGGTGCACTCTGTTCTCGTCCACCAGACTGTTTGTCACATTCGGGTTGATTGCCTTTGCGCCCTCATAGCCTATGGTGTCCTGCATGCCTCTTGACATCGTACCGCCAGTCGTGCGCATATTCGTATGCGAGCCAGCGCCACACTGCTCCTGCATGTTTCTCCTGCCATACTTCGCGTATGCAAGGTTCGCGATGCGGAAGTGCATCAGAGCGTCAATCTGCTGCATACCCCTCTGCACGCTGTAATAGTGGAAGTCCGTCCATGTCATGCTTGCAGTAGTGCTGCCGCCCGTTATGCAGGCACGCAACTTGCTGCCCACTACAGAACTGCCCACAACAGCACACAGATGCTCCTCGTTGGCAAACCATTCAGGCTCCATATCCTCTATCTTGCTGCTATTGGATAGCACCACCTTGTCAAACTCGGCAGTGTTCAATATAGAGAAGTACAAAGTCTTGGCTCCCTCCGGCACATCGCTGATAAGATACATGCCCGGCTCAAATCTGTTACCCAGCGTTGGCACCACGATGCTCTTCACCACATTGCCGTTCACGTCGGCAAATGCGCTGCCCACAAGGTTCGTGCCTGGCACACTCGGCCAGCGAACACGCTTGTGCTTCGACACATCCACCACGCACACCGAATAAGAGCTGTCCGTGCTCATGGCATTTGTTATGGTGTCCCTGCCGCTCATCACTTTCCTGCCTTTAGTGTAACCGCCCTGCACCGCCTTGATGTCATCAAGCGTCAATACGTCCACATTCGGCACAGCCGGCATGTGATCCTTGTCCTTCGAGCTGTAGCAGCTGTAGTCCTTGCTGTTCAAGAAGTCATTGATGCCCTTGCTCCAGAAGAAAGGCTCGTGCATCATCAGGTCACCCTCGCTGCCGTCAAGTTTGGCAGGGGTTCCGTCGGCATACTTGGTGCTGTCCGTATCGTCAAGTTCCAAGTAAGTCATCTCGCCGTCAAGATTGTTCACCACGGTATCGACATTCGCCATGTTCACGTTCCTCGTGGTCGCCTTCTTTGTCACCTTCGCCAGCACTCTGTGGCGGTTCTTCAGTATCGCAGCCACATGGCCGCTTGGCTTGTAGTCGCTGCCGTACTTGTAGCCCGTGCCGTTATCCAAGTTCGAGAGATTTGCATCGTCTGCCACGCTCTCGTCGCTCTCCAGCATTGTATATTCAGGCTGCTCGATGTTCAACTCCGGGTAGTGCTCGATGTATGCAGCATAGGTCTCATCATCAACGTAACGAGTCAGTCGGTATGTGCCTACCAGTCTGCAGCTCTCCACATTGCCGCCATTCTCGTCCACACCGCCCGTCTGCATCAGTGAGGCCAGCAGGCTGCCGTCGCCTTCCATGTCGATGCCGGTCACACGCAGATACTTCACGTTTCCGCACCTTGCGTGCAGCGTCTGCCAGTCCACACCAGGGCAATTGTCAACCACAAGTCTGTTGATGTTGCTTGTGCCCTCCAGCGTCAGACCGCCGGTCGTCAGTTTGCCCAGATAGCGCAGTTCCAGTGTCTGCAACGTTGCCGGGAGCGTTACGCTCGTCAGCGGAGCACCCTGTGCGAAGTTCACGCCGGTCAGGGCTGTCTTGCCTGCCTTCAGTGTCTCCAGCTTCGTGTTGTTGCTCAAGTCTATGCCAGTGAAGCTGCCTGACTTCAAGCCGGTCATATTCAGAGTACGCAAGTTTCGGCAGCCGTTCACCAGCAATGCGTTCAGCGTTGTCTGTGTCTGGCCGCAGCTCACGTCAAGCGTCCGCAGGGCGGAACAGTTGTTCAAGTTCAGAGTCTGGAGTATGGCATGGCTAACGTCCGTCAGGTCAAGCCCCATGATGCGGCTCGCACCGTAGATGTATTGCGGGTCATTCACGATGAGGTCCGTGTCAAGCGTCAGTTCCACCTGACTTCCCGTGTCCTCCGCAAGCACTGCGCTTTCGTGCGGAGTACCGCTCGTGTAGCCGTACCCGAAGAAATACCGCTCGCTCGCCGTGATTCTTATCTTCCGGTTGTCACTCCCGAACTTATAGCCGAAGTAGGCTGCGAAACTGTCCTTTCTGTATGTTCCGCACACATACTGGCTGTCCAGCAATGCAAACCGGTTCTGGATGGTATAGGTGCGGTGCGCATATCGGCTGCCCTGGAGTGCATAGAGATAGTCATAGTAACTCGTAGTGCCGTCTGCCGTCGTCACACCCTCCGTCAGCGGTTTGATGTACTTGTAGATGCCGTCCTTGTTGTAGATGCGCTCACACCAGTTGCCCATCATCTCCTCATTGAACACCTTCAGCACATACTCCAGCGACATCGTGCTTCGCAGCTTGTCTGCCACCTCCCTCAGTTTGTCCGGGCAGCCTCTCACAAGTTCCCACAGCACGGAGTCGTGTCCTGCAAACGCATACGAGCCGATGCTCTCGTCCATCGTCTCCCACGTTATCGTGTAGTCGTATTTCAGAACTGAGTCGTTGCGCTCACCGAACACCGTGTCCATGTCGTATGGGATGAAGTACCATATCTTGCCGTCCCACGTCACGAGCATCATGTTCTTCGCGCGGTTGTCCACAGCCATGAAGTAGTCCGTTATCAGATACCATGCAAATGGCGAATCGTTGCCGAAGTATTCCGCATATTCGTTCAGGAATTTCGTCGGGTTGCCCTTGCACGAGTATATCCACTCCCAAAGGCGCTTCACTGCCGCCTTGTCGTCCTCATGCGCCGTCGCCCATGTGTCGTCGGCCTTGAAGCGGAACTCCAGAGCATCGTCAAACGTGTCCATGTTGCTCGTACCGAACAGGCACAATGTCTCCGAGTTGTTCAGGAACTCCAGGCAGATACACTTGTTGCGCTCGCCCTTCAGTGCAGCCTCGTCATTGAAGCCCTCGATACCCTCAAAGCCGTAGATGATGCCGCTGCCGCTCTTCTCGTTGTTGAAGTTGTACTTGCCAAGATACACGTTCTCACCCGTGCCGTTGTTGTCGTAGAACAAATCTATCGGGAAACCGTCCACGCCGATTCTCACATCATAGTTGCCCTTGTAGGCCATTTGTGGCGGAGTCAGCCAGCCGCATCTCTTCCAGATGTCGTTCACCACTCTCACCGCACCCGTATTGTGCGTAGATGAAGAGTCCGAGAAGTCCGCCTTCAGACAGAATATGTCTATCGGTCTTGCACCTGGTTTGAACGAATATTTGAAGTCCGCGACCTCCACACCGTTCACATACAGCTTAGTGCCGTACTTCGTCGAGCGGCTGAAGTAGATGCGGTAGTTCTTTCTCGGGTAGGTCGTCGATGAAGTGCCTTGTATTCTCAGTCCGCACTGGTAGATGATGAAGTCATACTCCTTACCGTAGGCAGAGTAGAAGTAGATGTCCACCGGAACCTCAAACTTCTTGTTGTTCGTCTGGTTCACAAGGTTCACGTCACCCACGATCCTCATCACGCTCTTGCCCATCGCACGCAGTTTGTCTATATCGACATCAGTGCCCTCGTCGTCCATCACCTGGTTCTTCTCGAACAGAAACACCATCTCATCGCTCGTCGGGCGGTCCACCATGTAGTTCGCCAGTTCCTCGTCATCGCCCAAGGCACGGTTATACACGCGCAGGTTACGCACCTCCACGTCCGCGCTCTCGCTCGTGATCCTGATGTTCGTCGGTTCTGCCTGGAGCAGCGAATCCGTCGAGGCATACTGCTTCGCACCGCATAGGATGCCGTTCACATACAGTTCCATCAGTCGGTTTCCCTTTTTCTCCTGCACCACGAAGGCTATCTTCAGCGTCAGTCCGCTCGCGAACTTCGTGCCCACTTCCGAGCCTGCGCCCGTGCGCATCAGCGCCTCCTGCGTCGTCAGCCTGAAGCCCACGCCGCCGGTCATGCAGTCCACCACCGTACCCCTGCGGTCGGTCACGTTCGTGCAGGTCAGTTCCATCTCGTAGGTCGCGCCCTTAGTGGTCGCATCCGTGCCGAATGGTTTGTAGCCTATCTCTATGTTCGCACCGTTCGTCAGTTTCAGCGCGTCGCCCGTCCAGCCGTTGCTCTGCCAGTCAAAGCCTTCAAACGCCGTTTGAACGTCGTTATAACGCCATTCAGCCGGGTTGCTTTCCGCGTTGCTCCTGCCCGCTGCCGTCAGCTTCAGCACAAGTCCAGAGGTAGCCTCGCCAAGGTCAATGCCGCTCTCCGTCACCTTCACGTTCAGCTTGTATTCCGTAGTGCCGCACTTCAGCACCATCGCCACATCGCCCTGCTCCAGGAAACGGTTTGTATATACCTGCGTCGTCCTCGGAACGCTCACCGTCTGCGTCCGTATGCCGTCTCTCCACACACCCACGGTCGCCGGGGTCGTTGTCGGGTCATACGCCACAAAGTCAAATCTCACCTGCTCATACTGACCGGTTTCAATAGTCGGGGTCAGATGGTCGTCCGCAAAAATGCGTCCGTCCCCGAAGGTCAGTTTCGTGCCGATATACGGCTCGCTGCGCCCCGCCTTCAGTATATCGAAGTAGATGCTCTCGCTCTTCAGCGTCAGTTCCTGGCTCGCCTCCATCTCCGCCACCAGCTGCACCGTGTGCCGCCCGATGCTCAGTCCGCTCATCGACAAAGAGAAGCTGCCGTTTGTCGTGCCGCTCCGCTTCACCGTCTGCGAGTCCCACTGGTGTCCGTCCAGATACAGCGTCACCGTCTTGTCGCCGCTGCCGCTCACGGCAAACGGTATGCTCACAGCCTCGCTCACACCGTAGCCGCCCTTGGCCACGCACTCCGCAATATTGAAGCCGCTCGACAGCGCAAGGCTCACCGCCTTCACGCTCACATAGCTCTGCTTTGTCTGCGTCTTGCCCGTTGTCGGGTCGGTCGTGGTCGCTCTCACATAGATGTCCGTTGTGCCCAGCTGCAGGTATTTCGTCAGGTCAAGCGTGTAGGTGCCCTTGCTCACGTCCTGCTGTGTGTCCGCGTACATCAGCGTAGCGCCGCGTTTCATCTCTATGCTCACCGTCGCCTTCTGTCCCGTCGATGTCCCTTTCTCGTCGCCACTGCTGTACTGGTGGTCATACGTCCAGGTCAGCATGGCGCTGTCGCCTTCCTTGATGATGCTCTTGTCAGTCTCTGCCGTCAGCACGATCTTGGTTGTGGACGTGTCGCCGCCACCGCCGCCACCGCTTCCGGCCGGAATGTCCAGACCTACAATCTCCGCGCCGCTCTTGTTCGTCAATGTCACGCGCACACTGCTCTCGTCATCGCTCACCTCCACGCTGCCGCCAAACAGGGTGTTGGCTTCCAGTTCCTGCAGCTTCGCCGCCACCGCAGCGTTCTGCACCGGGTTCGTCGAGTTCGCGTTCAGGCTCTCGTCCACCTCCGTCTCGTTGATGGTGATGTCCACGTTTCCGTCATGGCCCGGCTCCAGTTTCCTGCCGTTCACCGTCACGCTCTTCACCGTGCCGTCGCCGCCGAAGTCCTCCCAGCTCGCCGCCTGTTCCCAGCTCTCTATGTTCGTGCCCTTGAACTGCTTGGTCTCCCATTTGCCCTGCGCCGTCTCATAGGTGATGCAGCGTCCTTTGGCGCGTACCTTCTCTTCCACGGCTGCAATGGCGGTTTCCAATGTGTAGTAGCCGCTATCCAACGGCACCTGCTCCGTCACGTTGTACGTGTTGCCGCCACCCGAGCCGCTTATCTCCACGAGATTCTCTTCCTCCTCGCTCCACACATACACCACGCCACCGCACACATATGCCTTGTCTTTCAGTATCTCTGTGCGGTCCTCGTTCATGTACAAGTCTGCCTGGGGCCAGTTGTTGCAGTATCTGCCCTCAACCTTGCCGTAGAAGGCTTTGTTCACCGTGTCGTAGTACACGCCCTCTATCTGGACGTATGACACATGCACAATCTCCACGCCCTCCACCATTCCATCGAACCGCGCTGTCGCGCCATTCCTTGCTGCCAGCGCCGTAGCCTTGTACTCCGCCTCCACTTGCGCAGCCTTTGCCACGGCAACCTCCGTTTTCCGCGCGGCATCCGTGGCCTTGCTTGCAGCGTCGGTGGCGGTCTTGGCCGCCGCCTCCGCCTTTGTCGTGGCTTCTCCTGCCGCCTTGGTTGCAGCGTCAGCCACGGCTGCCGATGCCTTGGCGGTTGCCGCAGCGTCCTCGGCTGGTTTCGAGAGCAGTTTTACCGGTGCGCTCACCACCGTTTCGCCACGCATGGCAGGGAGGCTCACCACGCCGTCCAGCGTGCTCACCGTTTCCAGTTCGTCCACGCTCTGGCTGTCCGTCTTTATCTGGTTCACCACATCCCGGACCAGTTCCTTTTTCTCTTCTTCTGTCAGTGCCATAATTATTTGGTTTTGTTGTTATTGTTCAGTTGTTCATTCAGTCCGTCGATGAAGCCCGGCACGCACAGCCGCTCTACCACCATGCGCATCAGCCGCACCTCGTCGTCGGTATAGTATGCCGTGCTCTCGCTTCCGTATATCTTCAGGGCAAGGGCATGTGCCTTAATGCCGTTCACGTTCTTGTATATCAAGTCCGCAAACGTCTCCCTCGCGTCCACCGTCTGCGCCGCCTTCCGGCTCACGGTCGTGTAAATTTTGAAATGCTTAAAGTCTATCTTTTTCATACATCATTCCTCATTCGTTGTTCCTTCTATGATATACCAGTTCCCCGCTATCGCCTTCAGCGTCGTGTAGGTGTTCCACAAGCAGTATATCCGTGTGTCGCTCTTGCTGCACCCGCCGAACCGCCTCACATCAATAACGCTTCCGTCCGATGTTTTCATCAAGTAGTAGGGGTTGGCCTCGAATATTATCTTCTGTCCGTTGATGGCGGACACATATAGGTACTTCAGCTTCTTGCCCACTGGCCTGTCCCAGAAGAAACTCAGCTCCAGTCCGTCGTATGCCGTCGCGTCCGGCAGGTATATCCAGTGCGAGTAAGGGGCCTCCGTGGCATCCCACGAGCCTTCTATCGCGTCAAACTCCCAAAAGAACATGTTGCACGGCTCAGCCTCTGGGTCTATCTGGTATTCGTTCGGTGCGTTCACCTTGGTGCTCGAATACAGCAGGTTCGCATGGATCACTCCCGTCACCTCTGCGTCCTTCATCCTTGCAGACTTCACGTCAAGGCTGCCGTCTGCGTTCACCTTGAAATATTCGTTCATCGTCACTGCGCCTTCCAGGGTTATCTGGTCTGCACTTATTCTCACGCCACTCTCCAGCTTGCCGTTCTCGTCCTTGGTCACGAATGCCGACACCTCCGCTCGTTTCACGATGTCCGTGCTCTCCTCCACGGCCGAGGCAAACATCCCGGCAAACGCCTCAATGTCCAGTTTCTTCTCCATGTCCCCGGCATAGCTGTTGAGCCATGTTTCCCAGTCCGTTGCCGTTATCAGTCCCGCCGTATTCTTCAGTGCGCCGTGCTCGTCAAACCGCTCCGAGATGAGTGCGTTGTATTTTGCTGTCGTTATAATCTCTGAACCCTCCAGCACCTTGCCGTCCTTGTCAAAGTTCAGTGCCGCTATCTTTACCAGCCGCTCGCTCTGCTCGAACAGCGTCTTGTACTTGTACGTCAGTGCCTCTATCTTGTCCGTGCTCAGCACCAGCATATACAGGTAGATGTCGCCGTCAAACGCCAACTTGAAGTCGCCCGTGCCGTTCCACAGCCCGCTGCATGTGTACTGCACATAGCCGTCCGTCACCGCAATCTGCTCGCTCACCGCTAAGCTGTCGAAGTCCGCAAAACCTGCCTTGTCCACGTTCTCGAACCCTATCTTCAGCGTTCCCGCCTTTGCGCAGCGATAAAAGAAGCTCAGATACACTGGCAAGGCTTCCTTCTTCCCGTCGCTGTTTGTCGGAAAGGTCGGCACAAAGCGCAGATTCTCATGTTTCTGGCGGATATACTTGTTGCGTATCCGCACCACCTTGCGTCCCATGTCTGTCACCACGCTCGCGCCGTCACCCTTCTTCGATAGTGCTGCGCCGTTGGCCCACACCCATTTGTTGCCGACGAGGAAGAACACCGTCTCATTCTCCGAGTTCCACTTCTCCAGTCCCGATGCAAACGTCGGGTTGTTCAGATAGCCCTTCTCGCTTAGGAAATCGTTCCTCACGCTGTCGATCGCGCTCTGCACCTTACCCTCCGTTATCTCGAAGCGGGTCTTCACGTCCTCGCCGGTCTCCAGTACGAAGGTGCCTTTCAGAAAGGCGTTGTCCGCATACAGGCCGTTGCCCTTCGGCTGGCGGTCTGCCGGGAACTTATCGTCCTTGATGCCGTCCAGGTTGCCGAGGCGTGCCCGTAGGCAGTTGTCGAAGGTCTTGCCCTTCACGCCGTCCATCACGTCCACCCTCGGCTGTCCGTCCTCGGTTGCCGATATGAGCACAATATTCTGGCGGTCGGTGTTTGCCGTGTTGCCCATCAGCACGCACTCGTCGTCCTCCTTCGGTTCCACGCCCTCAAACTCCTCCTTCGCCACCACGATACCGTCCTCTGTAACATCAGCCACTTCTACCCAGTAGCTCCGCATATCCTTGCCCGTGAACGTCTGGCAACGCACCAGATCGTGCTGTACAAACATATTCTCCTGCTCGAAGGTGATAAGATAGTGCTCGCCCGATTCCTCCACAGTCTTGATGCGTCCGTTGGCCGCACTCACGCATATCTGACCACCCACGCTCCTCACCTTCTCGATGAGCAGCTCCATCACAGCCATCGTCTGCCTCACCGTCAGTTTGTCCACCGTCAGGTAGGTGCGCCCATCCTCACCTTTCCACAACCGGAACCCAGCACCAAGCATCCCGTCAACGAACTGCCCTGCGCTCCTTATGCTGCCCGAGGTCACGGAGTCAAAGGTCACACCATCAGTCTTTCTCACTGGCTGATTCAGATAGTCGTCAAACTCACGGTAATCCCACTTGTCTGCATTGTCTGCTTCCTTGGCGTGGTCTGCCTCCAGTGCGTGTTTCGACTCATCTGCGTTCACCGCATGGTCTGCCTCCTTCGAGTGGTCAGCTTCCAGCGCATGGTCGCTGTCCTTGGCATGGGTAGCTTCCTTTGCCAGTTCTGCGATGTCTGCCTTGGCTGCATGCGCAGCCTCCTTCACTGCCATGCCACCGTAAGCGGTGCCACTCGTCCGCAATGCCGACGTACTACCCTCGTTCTTTGGTTTCTTTATTACCTTGATGTCTATCATTGCTCAATCTCCTTAAGTGTCATTTCTGCATATCCTTCCTCAAGATTGCGACTGATGCCCTGCACGAAGAAGGTTTTATCCATCATGGGATGGCGATAGTGAGCGAACAGATTCACGATGCCACCATCTGTATCCGTCAACTTCTGCGTCATAACCACCCTTGGTGCATGCCATTCTTTGTAGTAGTAGTCCACATACAACTGCTCAGGCTTAGCGCTCACACCCCTCGAATAGTCATATACCGCCAACAGTCCCTCTCCGGTCAACGTGTTCAATGGAGTGCTCATCTTTACGCTGTCTGTCACGTCCAACGTCTGGCATTCCGCTGCTGTCAGTGCTGAGTTTATCTTCATTTCGATGTCGTCCTTCACGTTCACAAAGCTCTCCTTTGTGTCGCTCATGTAAACGAGGTCATTGTCACCAGTGTTGTTCACCAGTCCGTTGTCGCTGTATATCTTCACTTCAAACTGCTCCACCATGATACTACTCACATGCGCCAGCAGCGGTATCGTTGTACTGTTCCATTTCGTGTGTCTGAACCACGTCTTGTGCCGTCTCGTCACCACGTCCCACAATGTGTTCACTGGTCCCAGGATCATAAACTTAACCCTACCGCTCACCTTATCTGCCTTTTTGATTGGTATCGCTATGCCCTCCGCATCGATGCCGAGCTCATAGTTCACGTTGTTTTGCAAATCGAACTTGGTACCAACTATCTTGTCACCGATTTTTGGGTCAAAACCTATCGTAAAACACTGCTGGTAGTATTCGTCCTCATTGGAGCACTCCTCCAGCGTTTTGTACTTCCGCCACTCGAAGTCCGTCACCTGTCCTTCCGTGCCTTTTTCCACAACACATTTATCCCCTATTATCAGCATACATGCCAACACACCCACCTTTGATATATGGTCGCTGCCGTCACCAATGGCACTATACTTAAACTCATACAACTGAGGGCCGTTATCTGTGAACGGAACAAAGCCGTGCGCTGTTTCCATATCCCATACCACTGTCTCATTAGGCGTTGCTGCCTTCCACCACTGCTGCGTGTAGTATCGCCCGTCACCATTGTTTCGGCTCGGCACCGTAACACCTGACCATTTACCAATTCCAGTAAATAGACCTCCCCATTTTCCACCGTCATAGTTGTATATTGCTTTGTAGGTGTCCGTCAATGCCATCACTGGGTTCAGCACCAGTTTTCCGCTCAACACGATGTAGTTCGTCGTGCCCTCGTCTGTAGGCGAAAAGACACCACCAGTCATGCTGCCGTTATACACGGCCCTCGGTATGCCTGCCTTTAGCGAGTTGGCATTCGGATAGGTTGTTGCCTCCTTGTCGTCAGAGTTGCCGTTCACACTCACCACCAGGTAGTTCGTCATTTCCACTTTCGATGTCGGGGAGTTGTCCTTCCCGTCCGTTTTCTTCTCCACCTTGCCAAGTGCCATGATGGCAGCACCCTGGTTCTTCGCCAACCAGTTCGGCAGTATATGTTGGTTTCGCCCCTCACTACAGTATTCTTCCATAAGGTTACCGCTCCCGCTCTTTGGAAACAGCCACTGACTGTTGTTCATCATCTGCACATACCAGTCTGTTACGCAACCACCACTATAGGAGGTTTCCTGCCCGTGAGTCATTGCGTCAAAGGCATTTAACGCTCTCGAGCCCTCACCATCACTGCTGTATTCCGTCATATACTTCTGCTTGTTGCTGAATGGACTTTTCAGAAGATCGTTGTCCAGCGGACTCTCAATCACACTCTCCATACTCTCCACCTTAGCAGTCAGCATAATTTTATTGTACACCTCGCCTACGCTTATCGTCGTATCGGTGTCTGTCACCAAGCCAGTCACGATGTCCGTTGTCTGCCGGGCCGTCGTCACGCTTGCGCCCGTCAGCAAATCTCGCCAGTAGATGCGTTCGTCACCCTTCACGCTCTCCCAGGAGAACAGATAAAACGTGAACCCATCCTGCACGATGTGGAGGTTCAGGTACTTCAGTATCTCCTCCAACACCTCATCCTGCTGCCATACGTCATCCTCCTCATCACCCAGAAAAAGCAACTCGCTTACCGTCAGTTGCCCGAATATCGCATAACGATTACCAGCCAAATCATCCACAGCCTTACTCCCATCGTATAGGTAGCGCATAGCATTACCACCCACGATGTCAAGTTCAGCCGTCACACCACCCAATATCTCTTTCAGCATCGCCAAGAATGTGCGTTGTTCAGCCTCCGCCTTTACTACATTATACAGCACACCGAGCGAGCCGACATCACGATATTTAGCATACTGCAATGCCGTCAGCGCATCGATGCAGCTCAACTCTATCTCGTCAAACTCCTCGTTGTAGCCCTGCGAATAGCTCTGCGGTTCGATAAATCCGGCAAAGAGACATTTCCCCTCACGGTAGATGTTCACCACAGCGTCACGGCATGAGGCACAAAAGAAGTCAGGCACGAAGTTCCGCGCCAGAAGGCGTACAGTAGCCTGCTGGCAGAGCAAGTGGTCAAACGTATCGTTCACTTGACTCGTCAGTTCCACTGGATCATCAGTAAACGACAGTTCCCCATTCTTCTCACCAATGACAGTTTCCTTAGTACGGTCACCACCAGTCAGTATATGCACCTCGATGCGCTCTTCCTTTTGGTTGTAAAAATGTCCGTGCAGATACATGCTCCTTATATTTTGATGTTCGTTCCTTTTCTGTTTATTCTCGTCTCGTTGGCAAGCACAGCCACAAGGTCTCTGCCTTTAACCTTCAGCTCGTACACGCCACCACCTCCACCGCCATTATTACCGATAAGCGACTTCAACTTGTTCAGCGGTGCTATCACCTCCGGGTTGCTTTTCGCCCCAGCATACTCGCCCATCAGCGCCAAGGTCGGGCCATACACAATACCGCCGTTGGCGAATGGTGTCACGGCAACCGAAGCAACAAGCCCTTGCATCATGGCTATAAATCCAGCTGCGATGCCAGCACCAGCAAACGGAATGTAAGCGTGTGCAGCCATAAACTCTGAAGCTGCAAGTTCGCGGTACGCCATTGCCTCAGCCTTCACTGCCGCCATCGTTGCAACCGATGCCGCCACCTCTTCAGGGGCTGCCGCTACTTTTGCCGTAGCAGCTGTGGTCGCTGCCACTCCACTTGCAGCGGTCACAGTGTTGGAAACACCTGTTACAGCAGTCAAGGCCTGAATAATTGAGATGATGCCGTTGATGCCCTCATATATCTGAATGGCAGCATCGACAACGCCAGTAATCGTGGACCATGCGTCACGGTTGCCTTGCAGCGCATCGGTGAGCGAGGTGACACCATTGCCCACACCCTTGACCGTGCTCCACGACTTACCTAACGTGACATTGCTTTTGCGGATGCGCTTCTCATAATCCTCATAACTGCCGATGAGCTTCTGTATGGAGGCTCGCTGCGACTCGTCCATAGGACTTTTCGTGTCAGCCAACATATCCTGGAGTTCCTTGATGCGTTTCTTTACACCATCAAGCCCAATGGTTTTCAGTTCGAGGGTCAGCGTCTTGCCCTCCATACTGTCGAGCTTCGCCACCTCTTCCTCCATTTCTGGAATGCGCGTGAGTTGCTTCATAGCATCACGCTTCTTCTCCAGTTCCAACACCGTGCGCTGTATGTCGTCAATCTCCGATGCGCTGGCGTTCTTCTGCTTGGTCTGATAGTAGCTGATAGCATCATCCAGCGAGCGGATGGTGTTCAGTCTGGAGATGTCCTCCGGCTTCTTCAGTTCATCAAGAGTATCGTCCCATTTCTTCTTCAAGTCGTTAAGGGCATTTATCTGCTTCTGTATCTCGATGCGCTCTGTCTCTGTAGCGGTTTTCAACAAGTCTGTATAATACTGCAGCTCTTTTTCAAGCTGGCGGTATGTCTGTATCTTGTCTAAACCGACATCAACATGCGAACTGCGTTCAAACGCCGTTTTAAGGTCATTCAAACGCTGTATTTCGGCATCGATTACTGCAAGTTCCTCGGCAGAGGCTTTCTCCCTCAATCCCTGTTGGTAGGTGATTTCTGTATCGATGTCCTTCAAGGTGTTCAGTTCAGTGGGACGGCTTGCCGCATCCTGCAACTGCGTTATCGCATCCTGCTGTTTTTGCAGGGCTGCAATTTTCTTTGCGTAGAGCTCAATGGTCTTGGTGTCCGTCCCATTGGCTGTTTCCAGTTTGTTCTGGTAGTACTGGATGTTGTTTCCAAGTTCCTTGTAACTCGTGGCATTGGCGATAAGCTTCTTTCCGCTGTATTTGTCCTGGTTCCCCGATTTTCCACTGCCGTTTCCGCTGTCTGTTGAGGGGGCGTTCTGTTTCTTATTGTTCTTCAAGGCGGTCTGGGCGTTCGCAGTCTTTGCCTTGGTGTTCGCTTGCGTGGCCTTTGTGTTTTTCTCCAAATCCGCCGTCTGCCTTGCTGTGGTCTCGTCCTTTATGCCGAAGAACTTCTTCACCCATTCCCATGCCTTCTTTATTACGGCACTCGCTTTTTCGAATGCCTTGACAAGAAAGTCCCATACGGCTGATGCAATTTTCTTCACCGCTGCCCATACAGCATCACAGATATTGCGAAAGGTCTCACAGTTATTGTACGCCGCTATCAATGCACCCACAAGTGCCGCTATAGCCATCACGACAATACCGATGGGGTTGGCACTGAGCACAAAGTTAAGGGCTATCTGTGCCACTTTCCAAATGTTGGATGCGACAGCCACCACCTTTGCTGCAGCTGCTTGCGCAAGCGTGGCCACCTTCACAGCTTTCAGTCCTGCCACCACAGTCTTGATGCCACCGCTGAGCTGCACCATACTCATGAGGGCGATGCCGCTGTTAGCTATCCATTCCACATAAGGTGCGGAAGTACTGGCTATTGAGCCAGCCCAATCCATCATGGCGTGCATTTGGTTAGCGAGCGTCTGACGTAGGCTCTCTCCCGTCGATGCCATATTGTCGAAGGCTGCATCTATCTCTCCTGCGGAGTCTGCCATCGCTCCAATGTTCTGCGAAAACTTTTCCTTTTGTTCGCCCGTCAGCGAACCAAGCAGTCGCATTGCTTCAGCACTGCCGAACAACTGTCCGTAAATGGTTTGGCTCAACTGTCCGGTCTTTGCCGAATACTCCTGTATGCTTGCATCCAAACCGAGTAAGAAGTTCTCTAAACCACCAGCGGCCTGAATACTGGCAGCATTAAAACCGATGCCCATCTCGTTGGCAGCTTTCGTAGCTTCCGCAGATGGCTTGATGAGTGAGTTGAGCACGGCAGCCAACTGAGTGGATACTTCCGCCGTGTTACCCGTCACGCCCGTTGTAGTGGCGAAAACAGCCATCAGCTCGTCCATGGAAACACCAAGCTGCGATGCACTACCACTCACACGGGGCAGTGCCTGCGCCAACTGCTCAAAGCTGGTCACACCGTTCTTGGCTGTCATCTGTATCTTGTCTTGAATGTTCCCTGCCTGATCCCATTCCAGACCATAGTTCTTGATGAGCGTGGAAGTAACGGTCACCGTCTCTCCCAAGTCCGCAATACCACCAACCGCACTACGGCTTGATTTGTTGAGGAACTCTATCCAGTTATCCTCGGGCACACCATTGGATATAACCTGGTATAAGCCGTTGGCAAGTTCCTCACGCGCAAGCGGTATAGTCTTGCTCAGTTCCGTTATCTGACCGGTCAGTGCTTCAAACTCGTACCCACTCTTTCCTGCCATGGTATTGGCACTGCGCATGGCGGTCTCAAAACTGTCGAAAGGCTCGGCAAGTCCACCCACCATGTCGCTGAGGTCTCGGATCGAGCGGACGGCTGTATCGAACACGAGACTCTTGTCTGCCATCTCGCGCAGTCTGTTGCCAGTGGCCACAGCGGTATTCCCCACCTCGGAGAGTATGTCGTCAAGACCGTCGGCTTCCACTGTCAGACGTTTCAGGACACCACCGTCCTCGCTCTTGATGTTTATTCTAAATTCTACTGCTTTTGCCATTGTCTTTTCTTATTTCAGTCCGTAACGTTTCTTGGCTGCCTCAAAGCGTGCGTTGAACTCGTCCTTGCTCACCTCCTCACACTTTTCTTCCTGCTTTTCATCCCAAGGAAACGGCAGAATGTCATGCGCTTGGAGATTGCTTTTTGCATAGGGCTGGATGGCAAAGAGCGCCAGCACCCTTGTGCGTTCCCACTCGTTGCGCTCCGCATCGCGCTTGGCTTCCGCCCATCGCTCCCATGCCTTGTAAAACTCAAAAGGGGTACATCGTTCAAAGTCTTCTCTGCTCATCCCGATGCACCCCAATGCCATACCCAACAGTTCCTCGACGCTTACTTCTTTTCCGCCTGGTTGGTCGTTTTTTTTTCTTCACCGCCCATATCCTCGTAGAAGGAGTTCGCTGCGTCGGGCTCCATAAGGTCAGCAAAGCTCTGGAAGTCGTAGTCAAACTCCACCTTGTCTGCATTGCACGCACTTTTCACGCAGCAGTAAACAAACAGTACCAGCTCGGAGATATTGGTTTTCTCCAGCTTGCTCACGTCCTTACCGCTCTCATTCTTGAAGCGCACCATTGCGCCCATGGTAACACGGCAAGGGAACTCCTTGTCGCCAACCTTGATTTTTGTCTTTTTCATACACGATGTTGTTATTATTCTGGTAACTGGGTGGTATCGGTTATACCTGTGCCCACTTTCTCCACCTTGCCGCAGTTCTGGAGCGTCAGCGAGTATTTCGCATCGTCGCCAGCCTGTGCGTCTAGGTCAAGGGCGGTGATAAGGTACTTGCCCTTGTAGCCACCGGTGGACTTGCCTGTGCGCTTGTCGCCCTCACGGAGGTTGTATGCTGCCTCCACTGGCTCGCCCTTCATCATAAGGTCCTTTACCTGGTCATACGAGGGCACATCTGACGTGCCGTCCGTAAGCACCACGCCGTCGGCGGTAATCTGTTCGGAGAAACTCTTGATGTACGACTCCTTCCACTTGCCGCCCGATGCCTCCTTGGTTACACGCTCACCTGTCTCCGCTGATGTGGAAACCTTACAGCCGGTGGAAAATCCCAAAGCATTGCCGCCCATAGAGAGTATCAGGTCAGTTCCGTCTAAAACACTGTATTCCATGAATCTTAATTGTTAAAATTGTTATTACCGTGCAGACTATTCCGCCTGCAATAAATACACACCAGTCCACCCACCACAGCCCTCGCTCTTTCGAACGTTCTTCAACCGCCGTTTGAACACTGTCCTGAAGATGCGCGTTCTTCACGCTCAGGCGCTCGTTCTCCGCCTCATAATACGCACACAGACGCGCCAAACTGTCGCAGCCGCTCTCTATCACCAGGGTAGGAGGCTTGCCGCCCGCCCCCTGCTTCACACTCGCCTTCACGTGCGCACGGCCCGAGCTCGCAGCATAGCTCGCTCCTTCAGGCAGTCGCCACAGACCGGAGTCAAGCGCTATCTCCAGCAATGCCGTGTCCGCCTTCACCGGTGCCGTCCACCACGCCTTCATCACGCTCGTCGCGGCGCTTGCGCTGTCCTTTCGCACTGCGCTTGCCGACACTTTGTTTTCCGACCTCACCGTCTGTCTCGTCGAGCTGCAGCTCGCTGCTGACAGGACAAGCAGCCCTGTGAGGACATAGCTGAATAGCCTCAATGGCACGCGACAGACGGTTGACAGCACGTCGCGTGAGGTTGTTTTCAGCCACCAGTTTCTCAGTGATCTTTGTCGTCTCTTCATATTTCTTCTGCGTTTCCACAAGCAGCGTCGATACGTCTTCGTACATCACCTTGTAGGTGTCATGCACGCTCTTCGCCGTCTCGGCCTCCTTCACCTTGCGGTTCGCAACCCAAGCGATGGCGGCACCTATGCCGCCCGAGGGTATAGCCCACTGCAGGATTTGCATGATTACTGTGTCCGCCATCCTTGTTTTCTCTTTATTCGTTATTTACTCTGTTTTCACACTCTCCTTACTGCCTGATGCCGATGCTCTCTAACCATGCCTTAACGTCAAAACTCGGGCAGGCTTTATTCACGCCGGGCAGGTCACGGTGACCCACAATCTTGATCTGTGGAAACCTCTCGTGAAAGTCCCTCACGTACGCCGTCATGGCCTTCAGCTGTGCCGCCGTGCGCGTGTCCTTAGCCGTCTTGCCGTCCTTTGCCAGACCGCCGGCATACACCACATGGCGGCTCACCGAGTTATAGCCCGCAGCGCCGTTCGTCACCTCCCAGGGGTCCACCTCGGCATCCTCGTTGTTCTTCACCAGACGCTCCACTGTTCCGTCCAGATGGAACAAATCGGTGTAGCCCACCTGCTTCCAGCCCCTGCCGCCCTTCTTCACCGGGTCAGTGTGCCAGTGGCGTATCTCTTTAGAGCTTACCTCACGGCCTTCTGGCGTGGCTGTGCAGTGCAGCACCAGATATTTCATCCTTGCCATAGCCTAGCCGATGGGGTCAGCATACTCTGCCAGACCGCGGTCCACAACGTCCTGGGCACGATCCTGCTCAAATTCAAGCACCTCACCTGCCTCGTGCACCACGCTCAGGTCTTCCTTGTCGCGAAACTTTGCCACGACCTTCACACTCACTGTCTTTTTCTCTGCCATATTTTTTTTTATTTTAGTTGTATTTGTTACCTGGGCGGAGGCGGTTCCACGCACTCCGCCGTTCCCAGTTTCTATCCCTCGGGCACGTAAGTGAACTTCTTGGTCTTTCTCCAGTCCATCACCACTATCTCCTCGCCGAAGCCAACGTTCGTGTCGGCCTTCATCAGCAGCTTGAAGAAGTACAGCTCCGATGGGTTGCTCAGCTTGTCTATCTGGATCACGCTCTCGTCGTCCTGAAGGTTCACCGCAGCGAAGAAGTTGCCGTCCGCATCGGGCGAGCACAGCGTCGCCATGATGAGCGAGTCTGGCCAGGCGGCCACAGTCTCGATGGCGATGCCCTTGAAGCGCTTGCTGTTCACCTCGCTCTCGTTCGAGTTCTTGTGCTCACGCTCTGTCAGCTCCTTGTCGTACTGGTCAAAGTCGTCAACGCTCATCAGAATGCGCAGGTTCGGGTTCTCGCGCATCGCCTTGGGGATGGCGTTGCGCACAGCATACAGGCGGTCTATCATCGAGGTGGGGCCCTCAGGGTTCACCACAATCACGTCGTTTACCTTGGCAGCTTGCGTCAATATGCCGTCCATCAGCTGGTCGTCGGTGCCGCCGCTCACATACTCGCCGTTCACAAACAGGTTGCCAAGCTCAAACTGCACCTGCTTCGACAGCGCCTCCAGAAGAGCGTTCTGGGCCTCGGGAGGAAGTTCCGCAAACACCAGGTTGCCCTTAGGCTGCCACTTTCTCCATATCTGCTCAAAAGCTCGCGGGTTAAACACCGTGAACGCCATGAAGTCGTGGGGCTCCAAGGTCTGCTCGCTGTAATTGAAGTCGCCCTGGGCATCACTCTTCTGAGGGTCTTCCTTGCGCTTCTGCAGCATCTTGCCAGCCTTTAGGCGTGGCACGCTGATTTTCTTTTCCACACCGGGAATCACCATGATGAGTCCCTTGTCCACAAGCTCGTTGCCAGTGGTCGCAACGGTCAGGATGCGCTCCAGCACCTCGCCGTTGTAGTTCGTGTTCTTTACTACTATTGCCATTTGTTTTCCTTTTTATGGTTCTTCTGTCTCTAGTCCTTTACTGGAACTGGCGCTTCATGCGCGCTTCCCTGATTTGCTTCTGGCGCTGTTCCCATGGTCCGTCGCTCACGCCGGGCTGCACATGCAGGTCGTTCATCACCTTGCGCTTCGGGGTCAGGGCCGCAAGCACCTTCTTGCCCTCGTCCATGTTTCCCTTCAGAATGTTCTCGAAGGTCGGGCGGCTTTCAGCGTTGATGCGGCCGTCCTGCTCAGCTGCGTCCAGCAGTTCCTTACGCTCAGCCTCGGCGTCTGCCTCGGCTTTGTCTTCAAAGCCCTTCAGCTTCGTCTTCAGCTCCTTGTTCTCGTCCTCCAAGGTCTGTGCCTTGCCGGCAAGGGTCGCATAGTGCTGAGCTCTCGCCACCACTTCTTCATCACTCTTGCAGTCCTTAAACTGCGCCTGTTTCTTCAGTTCTTCTAATGTCATATCGTTCGCTTTTTGTGGCTCGTTCCTGAGCCGGTTGTTGAATGTCGTGTATATCTCCTCTGGGGTGCTGTCCTCAGCCACGGGGTCCGCATCATAAATGCCGTCTATCAGACCCATCTGCAGGGCCTCCTGCGCCGTCAGCCAGTGGTCTGTCCCGTCAAAGTATTGGGCTTTCACTTCTTCTTTACTCATGCCCATGCGCTGGGCGTACATCTCGCCCAGACTGTCCTCCAGACTCTCTATTTCCGCGATGCACTTCGCCATCTCTTGCTTGTTGCCGTAGCAGCCGCCGCTCACGCTGTGAAGCATCAGACGCGCGTACCGGCTCATCTCCACTGGCTTGCCGCACAGCGCTATCACGCTCGCCATGCTCGCCGCAACACCGTCCACATAAAGACGTATGTCGGCATTGCTCTGGCGGATGGCGTTGTAGATGGCTATACCGCTGAACACGTCGCCGCCGTTCGAGTTGATGCGGATGTCTATACGCTCGCTCTCCTCGGCGCAGGCTGCCAGCTCGGCTGCTATCTGCCCGCTCGCCACCTCGTAGCCGATGTCGCCATACATGTAGATGGTGCTCACGCTTGCCGCTTTCTTGATATTGAAATATTTGCTCATTGTCTCCTTTTTTGTCGGGCGGTTTGCCCATGTTGCGGTTGCAAAGTTAATGGCTTTCCGACCTCATTCCATACCCCCTGTTTTATCATGAAACGTTATGGCGGCATCATAACGCCACAACTTGTCGTCATGCTTTTCACTCGCTCGGATTCACTCCTTTTCACGGTAATTTTGCACTGCATTTATTCACATTATAAACAGATTTTTCAATGGCAGATTTAACCAATACACAGAAAAAGGAGTGGGCTCGCACGCTTTATCTCCGAGAAAACCTCACACAGCAGGAGATTGCCGACCGTGTGGGAGTGTCACGCGTCACGGTCTCCAAATGGTGCCGAGCCGGCAAATGGGAGGAACAGAAGGTCGGACTCACGCTCACACGACGTGAGCAGGTACAAAGCCTCTATCGTCAGGTGGCCGAAGTCAACAACGCAATACAGCTCAAACCAGAGGGGCAACGATACCCTGATGCTAAGCAGGCTGACACTATCGTGAAGCTCACATCCGCAATACGAAACATGGAGCAAGAGGTGGGCATCGCCGACCGCATCGCTGTGCTCACTGATGTCATCGAATGGATGCGACCATCCGACCTCGACAAGGCAAAGGAGCTAACCTCGCTTTTCGACGCTTACATCAAGGACAAACTCTAACAGCGTATGAAACAGACTGACCGTATAGCACTACAAAACTGGGAAAAGTTCAAGGACAACATCGCGCGCGCAACGCCCGTCGATCGCTCCATGTCACAGGCCGAAATACAGAAGCACCGTGCATGGCTTGAAGCACGCCCGCTCGAATGGATAAAATTCTTTTTCCCGAACTTCGCACAGTATGAGTTCGCACCTTTTCAGAAAAGGGCCATACGACGCATTCTCTCCAATCCCGAGTGGTTCGAGGTAATCTCATGGAGCCGGGAGCTCGCCAAGTCCACTTGTGCCATGTTCTGCATCATGTACCTCACACTCACCGGGCTTAAACGAAATGTCATACTCACATCCAATTCCTTCGACAATGCCGTCCGACTGCTCGACCCGTTCCGGGCCAACCTCGAGGCCAACGGGCGCATCATCGCCTACTACGGAAAGCAGCAGTCGCTCGGCTCATGGACGGAGGACGAGTTCATCACCAAGCAGGGCGTGGCATTCCGGGCACTTGGTGCAGGGCAGTCACCACGTGGCTCCAGAAAGGATGCCGTCCGCCCGGATGTATTGATTGTCGATGACTTCGACACAGACCAGGACACACTCAATCCCGACATCATACAGAAACGATGGGACTGGTGGGAGAAGGCGCTTTACCCAACGCGCTCTGTCTCTGAGCCTACACTGGTGCTCTTCTGCGGCAACATCATCGCCAAGGACTGCTGTGTCGTCCGCGCAGGAGCAATGGCCGACCATTGGGACATCGTTAATATCCGCGACAAGGACGGACACTCCACATGGCCCGAGAAAAACTCAGAGGAGCACATCGACCGTGTACTCGCCAAGATTTCCAAGAAGTCAGCGCAGGGCGAGTACTTCAACAACCCCATCTCAGAGGGCGAGATATTCTCCGAGATGGCGTTCGGAAAGGTGCCGCCACTCTCCAAGTTCAAGTTCCTCGTAGCATACGGCGACCCTGCCCCTGGCGAGGGGAAAGGCAAAAAAGGCAAGTCGTTCAAGACGGTCTCACTCCTCGGCAAACTCTCTGGCAAGCTGTACGTCATAAAGACGTTTTTGGCTCAGGCGCTCAATGCCGAGTTCATCGACTGGTATGTGCAGCTGCTCGCATTTGTCGGAGGGCGTGCTCCAGTCTATTGCTACATGGAGAACAACAAACTTCAGGACCCGTTCTTTCAGCAGGTATTCAAGCCGCTCGTCGCCAAGGTGCGACGCGAGCAGGGCGTACAGCTCTACATACGAGGCGACGAGGAGAAGAAAACCGACAAGGCAACACGTATCGAAGCTAACCTCGAACCGATGAACCGTGCCGGCAATCTCATACTCAACGAGGCGGAACGCGACAATCCCCACATGAAGGAGCTCCTCGACCAGTTCACGCTCTTCACCCTCTCCCTGCGCTATCCGGCCGACGGTCCTGATGCCGTAGAGGGCGGCAATCGCATCATCGACGAGATTCAACACCGGGCGGAACCGCCCCTCACACGCTCGCGTGCCGACATACGCACACGCAACAAACGAAGATTATAAATTCTAAACAATGTATATATGAGCCAATTCGTACAACTTTCCGACTACGATGCCTCCATTCACCGCGAGATTCTCGATGCGCTCACCAGAGCCGACGAATCTCTCATCGAGATTTGTGAGGATCGGGCCATCGCCGAAATGCGGTGCTATCTATCCAAACGATACGACTGCGACCGTATTTTCGCAGCCACCGGGTCCGACCGACTCCAGCTCGTACTCATGATGGTCATAGACATCGCCGTATACCACATCTTCTGTATTCACAACCCGCAGAAACTCTCGCAACTGCGCAAGGACCGCTACGACCGGGCTGTCGAGTGGATGAAGGCGGTCGCCGCAGAGGACATCTCCATCGAGGGGGCACCGCTACTGCCCGAGGAGGTGCGTGCAGCACATGCGCCATTCCGCTTGAAAAGCAACACCAAACGGGTCAATCACTGGTAACTGACAATTAAAAATTCTGATTATGACAAAACGAAAGTATAGCAAAGCCCCAAAGGGCAAAATCACCATAGGCGGAAACATTCCGCAGCAGGGACAGCAGCGTCCAAATGTCATTGTGCTCACGCAGCCAAAGCGCTTCGGCATCGACATCGCCGACTTCACTTCGGCTGTCCGGGCGGCAGAGGATGTCGATTTCTCGCGACGATACAAGCTCTACGACCTTTACGCTGACATACTCATGGACACACACCTCTCCTGCGTCATCGAGAAGCGACGCAATGCCGTACTATGTGCCGACATCGAGTTCTGGAGAGACGGCAAGCCCGACGAGGCGGTCAACGAGCAGATTAAGTCACCATGGTTCTCACGACTCGTCACCGACATAATCGATGCAAAGATGTGGGGCTTTTCACTCTGCCAGTTCTATCGCCAGGGCGAATGGGTCGATTACGACCTCATCCCACGGAAGCACGCCGACCCGGTGCGCCGACTCATACTACGACATCAGACCGACATCACCGGCACCTCATGGGACGAATACCCCGACCTGCTTTTCATCGGATCGCCTTCTGACCTCGGACTCCTCGCCAAGGCTGCACCATGGGTCATATACAAGCGAAACACCACTGGCGACTGGTCACAGTTCTCCGAGGTCTTTGGCATGCCCATTCAGGAGTACACTTACGAGACCGATGACGAGGACTCCCGACAGCGGGCCATCGACGATGCCTACAATGCCGGCTCGCTCGCCGTCTTTGTCCATGGCAAGGACACCACGCTAAACCTCGTTGAGGCGGGCAACAAGACTGGCTCAGCGGATGTCTACGAGCGGTTTTGCGAGCGCTGCAACAACGAGATTTCAAAGCTCATTCTCGGCAACACGCTCACCACCGAGTCCTCCGAGAATGGCACGCAGGCGCTCGGCACCGTCCACAAGAAGGTGGAGGACCGCGTGGCGCAGGCCGACCGTCGCTACATCCTCGATGTGCTCAACTACGACATGACGGACATCTTCCAGCGTATGGGCATCAACACCGCTGGCGGCAAGTTCTGCTTCCCCGAGCAGAAGGACATCGACCCGTCCACCAAGATGAACATCCTCACGCAGCTACGCTCCAACTTCCAGCTCCCAGTTTCCGACGAATATCTCTACGAGGAGTTCGGCATCGAGAAGCCGGACAACTACGACCAGCTCAAAGCCGAGCAGCAACAAAAAAAGGAGGCTCTTGCCTCCCTCTCTGGTCAGCAGTTCCCCACTGACGATGATGATGACGATAATGACGACGACCCCGACGACTCCGAGGGCAAGGGTAGCAACACGCCCGAACCGTCCCCAAAACAGAAAAAATCGTTCAAAAACTGGCTACGCTCTTTTTTCGCCAAAGCCCCGCAACACGTCGGGGCGGATTTAGAGTGGTAGTAAACAGCCTATACCAGGCCAAGGCTGCCGATGTGGCGGCTGCCATGGAGTTCTCCGATGACTTCATCGCGCAGGTTCTCCACGACATCTACCGTCGGGGCAAGGCGCAGTCTCCCACCGACCTCTCGCCCGAACTGTTCCGCGCCATCCTCCGTCGATTCAACGAGGCCACGGCCGAGGGCATCGGTGCTTCTGACGCACACGACCCAGATGTGGATTTCCGCCAGGCACTCCAACATTCCAACGAGGTCTTCTCTGCCTTCAAGGTCCACCGTATGCAGTCAGACATGGCAAGACTCCTCACCGATTCAAACGGCGATTTAAAGCCGTTCAATCAGTGGGCAAACGATGTTCTGCCCATCGCCTCGCATCAGTGTGGGGCATGGCTGCGCACCGAATACGACACGGCGGTCATTCGGGCACATCAGGCTGCCGACTGGCAGCAGTTCCTCCGGGAGGCTGATGTGCTGCCTAACCTCAAATGGATGCCATCCACATCGCCCAATCCTGGTGCCGACCATCAGCTCTTTTGGAACACGGTCCGCCCCATCAACGACCCGTTCTGGAACGAACACCGGCCGGGCGATCGATGGAACTGCAAATGCTCGCTTACATCCACCGACGAGCCGTGTACCGCTGCGCCCATGGGCGACAAGCACAGCACACCGCAGCCGGGGCTCGACACCAATCCTGGCACCGACAAGGCCACGTTCTCGCAGTCGCATCCGTACTTCCCCAAGTCGTGCGCCTCGTGTCCTTTCAACAAGGGGTTGAAAAATAGATTGATGAGGGTCTTTAGAAACGAGGAGAAACACTGCTATAACTGCAGCAAGATAAATCGTGCCATACAGCAACCTGGAGCCGCTACAGCAAAGTCGCTTGTCGATAATGTCGCAAAGGATATGATAGCCAGAAAGACTGCTTACAGTTTCTATTCGTTCAGCGATCGTGAAGTTGCAAAAATCAAACAGCATGGGGTTGATTTGGAATCTAAGGATATATTTCTCTCTGACCAAAGGGTACTTCATGCCTTACGAGATTTCAAGAAGAATAACGGCAAGTCGGTAAGTCCTGACGAGTTGAAGTTCTTTGTCGAAAACATCGCATCATGCAGCATGTATTTCGACACGGAAAAGGCTAACATCATTTTTGCCACATACCAAAACGGGAAAGTGCAAAAGTTTGTCGTTGAACCAAATTACAAATTAAAAGCCAATGGTACCAAATTTATAGCAAACGCATTCATCACAGCAGGTATAACACAACAATATAATCTGGATGAAGACAGATACATAAAAATAAGGTGATAATAACGGTAGGAATCGAACCTACGATATGCGCTCCGAAGACCGCTCGGCTACCTACTGCCATCATCGTTATTATCACCTCTGTTGCAAAGGTAAACATTATATTTCAAAATCAATCATTATGGACGAGAAAATTTTCATCCGTCAGCTCGAAACACATCAAAAGGAGCTGAACAGGCTTATACATCGCCGACTCCCGGTTCTCATCGGACGTATGGCTAAGGACCATTTCCAGAATAACTTCCGTTTGCAGGGCTTCCTCAACAATGGGCTCACGCGGTGGCCTGAAACGCGACGACAGCAGTCGGGTGGTAAAAGTGCCGCTTCGCAATACGGACCGCTGCTTTCCGGCTGCAACCATCTCTTTGCGTCTATCAAATACTCACCGGCAGATGCCAGCGTCATCATCGCCAACGACCTCCTCTATGCGCCGCTTCACAACTGGGGAGGCTCCACGCATCCTGCCGTCACCGACAAGATGCGACGCTTCGCGTGGGCGATGTTCTACAAGGAGGCGGGCATCAAACGGGCCAAATCGGGCAAAACAAAGAAAAAGAAAATGGCGGCTGCTGCCGAAAATCCGAGAGCAAGCCGATGGAAGGCGCTTGCACTCACCAAAAAGACAAAACTCAACATCCGCATACCGCAGCGACAGTTCATCGGCGACAGCCGTGAACTATCGGATAAGGTACAACAGAAAATTACAACCGAAATTCATAACATCTTAAACGCGTAAATCACTATGGACGAACTTTTTTCACTTTTCATTCAGCGCATCTCTGAATGGATGCCTGAACTCACTCTCGTCGATGAGGACTACGGACAACTCGAAGCTGGACTCGAAGAGGAAACTTATCCCGTCACTTTCCCTTGTGTCCTCATCGGCAATCTCGAAGCCGATTGGGAAAATCTTACAGGGGGTGGGCAGCGGGGCGCGGTATTTTTCTCCGTCCGTCTCGCGGTCGATTGCTACGACGATACGCACTACGGATCGGGCACGGAGTCAAAGGTCGCCGAGCGTTTGCTAATGGCAAACCGTGTCTATGCTGCTCTCCAGGGCTTCCGGCCGAACAATTCTATGACTGCGCTCGTGCGCACCAAGTCGCGTTTCTATTCGCTCCCAGCTGGCGTCAAGGCCTATGAGTACACGTTCTCGTTCCGTATCCACGACGACTCGGCGCGGGAGCTACAGCGTGGGGAATAGTTCCAGCTGCTTCGCCGTCAGTCTCGGCACCTTCACCTTCGGCAACGGCTTCACGTTTACAGTACCACCCTCCCTGCACTTGCGTCTGATGATGCTCATGATGCGCTCTTCCGAAATAAAGAACTCACGTTCTGAAAGAAGCTTAAGGGCATCATCAAAACGTAGGCGCTGCACCTCCGTCCAGTAATAGTAACGGCGGTACAGAGCCTCGTCCCTCAGCTTTATCAGCTCTTTATTCCTTCCTTTTTTCATAGTCTGCAAAAATAAACTTTTTCCCTTAAACCGCAAGCAAAAAGCCACCTAAATCGTTCATATTTAGGTGGCTTTATTCATCTTGCGCCCTCCAAAGGCTCAGAAAGGCTCAAAAAGGCCCAGCACATCATCACAACCTGCAGAAGCTCGGCTCTATGCGGCTCCACACACCGTTCTCCGGATTGCGCTTAGAAAAGTAGTAGTTCGTCGCCGTGGCCTGAACCACATTGGCTTCCTTGAACAGACGCATGATTTCTGCATACTCCTCGTCAAAGCGGTCCTCCAGCTCATAAAGCTTCGAGATGCTCTTGTAGTCCAGGTCGCCCGTCTTGTTGCGCTCCAGAAGCGTCATCGCCATCTGGTACATCGGGTCCTCCACGCCCTTCTCGCTCGCCTCCATGTAGCGTTTCAGGTAGTCCACAAGGCGCTCGGCCGCAAGGTCTGCACGCTCGTCAAAGCCCTTCACCTTGTTAAACTTCACCTCAAGTTTGAAGTCCCCGTCTGTGATCGTGTAGCTCTGCTGGCTCTCGTTCTTCACGGCGCCATACTCGCGCATGAGTTTCGTGAAAGCTGTCACCTCGTCGTCAAGCCATTTCTTGAAGCCCGAAACCTCGCTCTCCAAGTTCTCCACTCTGCCCAGAACGTCATGCATAAACTGCCCACGCAGCGCCTCGTAGCTCTCGCGCTTCGCCATGCGGTCGTTCTTTACCTCGGTCTGCAGCCGTGCTAACAGCTCGGCACGCTGCTCCTTTGTCATACCCTTCAAGGGGTCCACTGTCTCGTTCTTTGTTTCCATTGTCTTTTCTTTTTATGGGTTCATTACTCGTTTTCTTTCTTCTTGCGGTTCATGGCACGCAGTTTCGTGTTCAGGGTTGCCAGTTCCTCGCTGTCCAGGAAGCGGAATGCCTTGCCCGCTATACGTTTGTCCTCGCAGAAGCGGTCCACGGCTTGCCAGTCTGCCGTGTTCACACCCCACAGCTGCATCTGGTGCAGCACGCCGCTACGCGCCTTGCGCTTCGCCTTCAGCAGAGCGGCACGCCGTTCGTCGTAGCCCGCCACACGTTCCATTTCCTTGCACATCAGTTCATACTCCTTGTCGGTCATCTGGCGCAAGTGCTCTGTTCTCTCGTTGGTAAACTGCCTCACAAGGGTCTCCTTGTCTGCGCCTGGCAGAAGCTTCAGCAGCTTGTAGAACTTCCCGTAGTTATCGACGTGGTTCATGCTCAGCCTCCTTTTCTTTCCATTTCAGCCAAGCCTCCCTCGCCACGGCAAGTGTCGTCGGCACGTCCCAGGTCAGCCCGTCGGCTGGCAGTATAGGCACGTTGTTGAAACATACGTACACCTCACCGCTGAACTCGCGAGCCTGAACTATTGCTTCGCTCTCTCTAACTAAGGCAGCAGCCTTCTGTGCAGCCTTTCTTTCTCTATGGGCCTTGCGCTTTGCGCTAAGCCACATTTTAATGTTTGTCAGTATTTCCATTTTCATTGATGTTTATTGGATTTACAGTTGCTTCATCTTCAAAAAATGCAAGGTCTATATCTGCAAGCAGTGTCGTTTCAAACCTAAAAGACAATTTGCAAGCCGATGCTGGAAGACCGACTTCCTGCATCTTTTCCTCAAACTTCTTGCGGTACGTCTCTTTTATTTTATCCTCTATGCCTTTCCGCTTCTTGTCAAGAACAATGCCGAAGCGTAAAGTCCTGCGTGAACCATAGACATTCGTTGTTACGGTCAATATCCCAATATATATCATTTCTTTTCCGTTTTACTTGGTTTCCACTTGATGGTCACTTCGGCGTCCATCTTGCCGCTGCCCTCACACACAGGGCAGATTTTCCATTCACTATCGTTCGGGCTGCTCCGGTCACCAGCAAAGCCTCCGTTGCCATGACAGTATTCGCAAGTATATCCTCGGCTCTCGATCCGTTCTTCCTTGCTGCCGTAAACTGGTGGCGTCAGCCATATCATTCGATGCTTACTGCTCATTGTTTCTCGCGTTTATATGTTACTTTCTCATAAGTGTGCCACTGGATTATCCGTGCCGCAAACATCAGGTCGGTGGTCTCCAGCACCACACACCCTTTGTTCTTCTGGCTGCGGTGTACCGTTAGGTCACATTGCCAGTTACCCTCCAGCCATTCGTCCATCACGCTCTCCGCCTGGATCTTCTTCAGAAGGATGTATATCGTGTCACCCTGCCGGTAGTCGTTCATATCCTTGCTCATTGCTTCTTGTCGTTGTTGGTCCAATATTCTTCGGCTCGCTCCGCCCAGATGGTGTAGTAGCCCTTGTCCCCGAAATATCGCCCCTTCGATATGGCTCTATAGCCCTCCACCCATATCTTCAGCGAGGCGTCAAACATCACGCTCACCGCTGTACGCCCCTTCGGGCGTGTGCCCTCGGCTTGGCTGATGATGACGAGCAGTTTGTTGGGATGCCGTGCCTTGAAAGCCAGATAGTCCTCAAAGCTCATGCCCGTATACTGGTAGGAGTCTATCACCACCGTGTCGGGGCTTTTCCTTTTTTGCAGCCGCTTGTCAAGGTCCTCCATGCTCTCGGCATCCAGCAGCACCATTCGGCGTGCCACGTCCTGCATCCCGGCTCGTATAAAGGCGTTCTTCATCGTCAGGCTCGAACCTTCTTCCAGACTGTCATAAGCCACTCGCCCGAATCGGCATAGTTCCTTGCACAGCTTCAGCACGAAACTCGTCTTGCCGCTTCCGCTTCGACCCCACACGAACCACACACCGTTCCGCTCAGGCTCGCCAAACGCCTCGCGCCACTCGTCGCTCAGCTTGTAGGTCTGCTTCTTCATCGCAAGCAGCTCGCTCACGCTTATCGCTCTTTTCATATCGTTTGAATGTTATTTGAACACCGTTCAAGCGTCCATCTGCTTCACTCTGTGTACACCTTTCTTAACCCTCCTCAGGTCGAAGTCATACTGCTCAGCGTCCTTCACCACCTCAGCTATCTTCTTGCGGTCGGTCAGCCCGTTCGCCACGCAGATCGCATAAACGTCGTTCGGACTTGTCTGCTCCAGCTCGAAGAACTTGCGTCCTATCCTGGAGTGTATCTCGTTATAGCCTTTCTTGTCATAACGCAGTCCCATCTTCATCCTGCGCTTGATATAAGAGGTCGAGAAAAACACGATGCCGCATTTGTCCTCAAGCCTGTTATACAGGTCTATGAAGTAGTGGAACACCCTTTCCGTCAGCTTGTCCGCTTCATCGAACAGCAACACCGGGTTCTCCGTCTGTATCAGCGCGCCGATGATTGCGTCAAGCATGTCTCTTATCGTCATGCCGTCAGTCCTCAAGCCTATCTTCTTCGCAATGTCGCGGATAAAGTCGCTCCGCTTCATGTCTTCCGAGCACAGAATGTAGTAGGCGCCGCTGTGCTCACGTTCGTAAAGCCGCGCTGCTGTGGTCTTGCCGCATCCGGCTTCGCCCACCACCCAGGTCACGTTCTTCCATTCCTGGGCGTCAGTCATCGCATAGGCCATCTCCTTTGCTGCCGTGGTCTCCACCATCTGCCAGGCACCAGGGGTGGCGGTTCCCACCTGCGAGGCTATCTTTCGCCACATGTCGTCGCTGATGTTCTCCCACTTGCCGCTCAGCACCGAGCTTACCGTGCCCGCACTCGTACCGTCCAGACTGGCTGCAGCCTTGTTCTGGCTCGGATATTTCATCACATAGAGGCGCAGGGCCTCGCGTATCTGTTCTTTCTGTTTCTCGTTCATATCGTTTGGTCTTTATTTTCGTTCTTATAGTTTCGATGCAATCTTCTTCTCCATCGGAAGCGGTATTCTCGGCGTGTCGCCATCATCACCGCCCTCCATCACGTCCAGCCAGTCGTCAAGGCTCAGCGATTTCGTGTGTCTTCCCAGCTGGTACTGCTCAGGCGGCTGCGAGTAACGCTCCATGCGGTGGTCTATCTGCCGCTGCACGGCTGCCGTCGTGCCCTTCAGCTTCGGACTGTGCAGACCCTGCTGCTCCGCGTCCGTGCCATGCTCGGCGGCTATCGTCCGGCCGGCCACCGTCCGCTCTATACGGTCCTGGAGGTTGGCTTCCTGCTCCTGGCGGATGAACTTCGCATCGTCCGTCCCCTGCTGGTCTTGCAGCGCGCGGTGTATCAGTATGTAGGGCTCTGCCGTCCGCTCAAAGCGCAACGAGCCGTCTGTGCCTTTTGTATAGAGTCTGATGCTCGCAAAGTCGTAAGGGTCGTAAGCCACGATGAAACGCTCGTAGGTGTGTTTCCTTCGCCACTCGTGGTCGGGTACGCCGGGCGAAGAGCACACTTCGTACTGCCGTTTCTCGCCTTTGATCGTCACCTGCAGTCCCTGGTCCGTGAACGTCGCCATGCGTTTCGTAAACACCCAGAACATGTCCACCATGTCGTGCAGCGTCACTTCCTGGGTCTCCTCGTT